CCCGAATTGTGTGAAGGTTGCGGACAGTGTTAATTTTAAAAAAACCATGATATGAAAATCGATCTCAATTTCCAGTTTGACAATGTTGAAGAATTTCGCAATGCAATAATTTGCTTGCTGCACAATGATGATAAAATGATGATTTCAGTTCATCAGGCGCCTGATCAGGAGAATGATCACAGTTGCCGGCAAACTATTACTCCATCCGAAAATCAACCTGACACCTCAATTGATATTGCGGCAGCCATCACCAGCCAGGAGAATAAATTTAAAGCAGTGGAATCTGCTTTAATTGTCTCAAAAAAACCGATGAAAGATTATCCTGTTGGTGGGATCCCAGCAAGCCCTGAATTTAAAACCCATTCAGCGCCTAAACCGAAAGCAATAAAAAAGGTTTCAGAAAATCATGCTGATATAAAACCGGCCGAGCCGGAGATAGTCTTTGTCAAGTGCCTTGAATGTGGAAAAGAGTACGAGAAAAATTACCGTACAAAATATTGCTCAAAACACTGTACCAAAAAAGTTGCAAATCGCAATTATAAATTAAAGAAGGCAGTGGTACCTGCTGATCAAAAGACTCAGGAACCTTCCAGCCCTGATCAGATACCTGAGCCTGCAGTTAACGACCAAAAGTTTATTGACGCAGTGGCTTCTGCACTTCCAAAGAATGTTGATGTCAACAAACAAAATGAGATGCTGAAAAAACTGAAAAAGGAAAATCCTATACAACGCGATCCACCTGAAATCCAACATTATTTTTAACAGAACTAACCAAATTCATCTTAAATATTATCGAAATGGAAACACTAAAACTAGAAAAATCAACAGCAATCCAAATGTTTCGGACTGGATCCTCGGAAATTAAGAAGATCCTTATCAGCACTTTTGGGTCTGAATGCTTTACCGGCAATGCAATCGACCGTTGTAATTCTTATGAAGATTTTTACAACGAAGCTGACCTGGAAACAAAAAAGGAATTCATGATTTATTCAACTGATCAGCCGTACATCGTTGCTGAAAAAAAGCTGATGTTGATTATCAGGATGGTAAATTATGATGAAGTAAACTATATCGAGTTCATTCCTGATCTGCGTAATGTTAACCAAAAGAAATGGTACCCGATTTTTACTCTTCCTTCCGGTTCCGGGTTCGATTTTTCGGATTCGCTTTACTACTGTACGAGCGCGAGTACGAATGCCGGCCTTCGCCTTTGCTTCGCCAGAGAAAAAGATTGCGAAAGGATTGCGAAAAAGTTCATTGACCTCTACGAACAATACATAACCTTTAAAAATTAACCCATGAAAACAACAAAAAAAACAGCGAAAAAAGCAAAACCTGAATTTGATTTCAGAACGATCAAATTCTTTGAGGATGCCTGTAAAAAGGAGAATATTGATTCAACCAAATTGCCGGATGTGTCAATGATTCCGGAAGTATATGGACGTGATTTAATAGCCAGGTATAAATTGGAAATAATCTATTTGGCTATCAACAATGGTTGGATCGCCAGAGGGGGAGATGTTACACAAGCCAAATGGTATGTTTATCATTGGGTTCTTCCTTCCGGTTCCGGGTTCGGTTTTTCGTGTTCGTATTACGACTGTGCGGGCACGTATGCGAGTGCCGGCCTTCGCCTTTGCACTTTTAATAAAGAGCAATCAGATTATATCAAAGATCAGTTCACAGATCTTTGGAAAGACACGCTTTTATAAACTTTAAACCCAACGGTTGTATGCTGCATAGCTGTCAGTTCTTCCTTCCAGTTCCAGGTTCGATTTTTCGAATTCGAATTACAACTATACGAACACGAATACGAATGCCAGCCTTCACCTATGCGATATTACGCAGTGTAAACCCTGCCAACACGGCAAAAAACAACAGGATTAACGAAAATCGTTGGTACCCAAACCGGGAAAACGATTTTTTAATAAGCAAAGACCATGAAAAGAATTAATAATCTATACCCGAAGATTTGCAGCATTGCAAACCTGCAACTGGCTGATTTGATTGCCCGAAAAGGAAAATCAAAACAGCCGGGCGTGATCGAGCATGATCAGAACCGGGAAGGAAATATTCTGAAGCTTCAGGAAATGCTGGTAAACAAAACGTATAAAACCTCCGAATACACCACGTTCACAATCTTCGAGCCGAAGGAACGGGTGATTTTCCGGTTGCCATACTTTCCCGACAGGATCACCCATCACGCTGTGATGAATATCCTGGAACCGATATTCGTTTCAACATTCACCGCTGACACCTACAGTTGCATCAAAGGCCGGGGTATTCATGCCGCTGCCTATGCAGTGAAAAGGGCATTGCAGGATATTCCCGGGACCCTTTATTGTTTGAAACTATATGTAAAGAAATTCTATCCCAACGTTGATCATGATATCCTCAAGCAGCTCTTGCGCCGTAAGATCAAGGACAATGATCTGCTTTGGCTGCTTGATGGGATCATCGACAGCGCCGATGGCCTGCCGATCGGCAATTACCTCAGTCAATATTTCGCCAATTTCTACCTGGCTTATTTTGATCACTGGATGAAAGAGGACCGGAAGGTGAAGTATTATTTCAGGTATGCCGATGACCTGGTGATCCTTTCCGATAATAAACCCTGGCTGCATCAGCTTCTCTATGATATCAGGATGTATCTGCATGAGAAATTACGGCTCACAGTTAAACGTAACTCTCAAATATTTCCAGTGAATTCCAGGGGGATCGACTTCGTTGGTTACGTGTTTTATCATACCCATATCCTCCTACGTAAAAGCATCAAACAAAACTTTGCCAGGATGATTGCCAAAAATAAAAATGCTGCTTCCATTGCATCCTACAATGGATGGGCAGCGCATTGTGACAGCAAACATTTGCTTAAAAAATTATTACATGAATAGTTTTAGCAGTTTTAAAATAGACACACGGCCAAAATGTTTTGAAGGTGACAAAATAAGGATGTCGAAAATTCTGAACCGGGAGATTACTGTTCATGCCTTTAAGATCGAGGATTCAAAGGTGCCCGCATTCCAGGGAAATGGTGCTGATAAATGTTTGCACATGCAATTATCTATAAACAAGGAAATGTTCATCATTTTTACATCTTCGAGTTATTTGATAGATGCTATTCAACAGATCCCTGAAGATGGATTTCCATTCACCACAACCATTATTCAGGACGATAAGAGATTTTTATTCACATGAAATGCCATATAAGCCAGTGGGGATGTGTCTATCACGCCTGCATGAGCGATGACTGCCAGAAAAAACAAGTATTGAGTAACGGTGTGAATTGGGGAGAAGGTAAATGTTCAAAAACGAAAACGATGCAATTAGAAATTCCTCTGCCTGATTTTAAATTCACTTATGCCGAGTTCTTTGCCGGTTGCGGTGGATTGTCATTAGGATTTGAAAATGCCGGATTGAAGTGTATCTCTGCGTTAGAACGTGATGTAGCTGCTGCATCTACCTTTTATCACAATTTATGTTATGCTGGCTGGACTCATGTATGGGTTGATCCGAATGACGAAAGAACAATAAAATACGTGAGCAAATGGAAAAGGGAAACATCAAATTTCCTTTTCCCGAATGGAGTGGAAGATAACTGGCTTATATCCGATCAACCCACTCCGTGCCTAAATCTATTCGTCATGGATATCATGAAACTTGAACCGGAAGACTGGATGAAACTATGTAAAGTAAGGCCGAATGACGTTCGGATATTTGCCGGTGGTCCACCTTGCCAAGGGTTTAGCCCGGCGAACAGCAACCGAAATCTATTGGATGAAAGAAACCAACTTCCACTGAGATTTATCTATTACTGCAAAGTCTGTAAACCCGACATTGTCTTCATGGAAAATGTGCCTGGTATCATATCACTTGGAAAAAAGAAAGGAGAAAAGGAAGGACCATTTATTCCATGGATCAGAAATGCTTTTGAAGATGCAGGATACAAAATGCATTACGAAATCCTAAACGCTAAAGACTTTGGTGTTCCGCAAAGTAGAAGAAGGGTGATATTTATTGCTATAAGAAAAGAATCCAAGTTTGAGTACCATTTTCCACAAACAACGCATGGTCCCGGGAAAGAACCATATGTTACCGTCCGGGAATGCATAATGAGTTTGCCTCCAATCCAATCAGGTACGGCATACGACGGTGAACCATATTTAATTAAAAAGGTAGATGGCCATGTCATATGTTGTAATTGTCACAATTATGTAATTGAAACCAGATCAAATTGTCAAATCTGCGGGCATTCAACATCTAATTCTATAAAAGGAGGAATATTCAAAGCTCCAAGGTTGGGAATCACATTGATTGACATTGATTGTGACAAAATAAATATCGAAGAGGCCATAAACCAACTCGTGACTATTGAAGAAAAACTTTATGCCTGATGATTTACCGGCACATTATGAGTATAAATTATTAAAATCAAATAGTATGTTTTATAGAGCAAATATAAAAATGGAGCCAAAGGATGCAGCATTGATGACTGTTCCAGGCATTTTTTTTCAAGGAAGATTTTTCCGCCCATGTGTCGGTTTGGTCTTATGGATCAGATGGGGTCAATTTGTTATTGATGTTCGGCCTTTAAGAAAATATCTAGGGTTAAAGGACCCAGTGCAAGAAAACTCTAAACGGGTTCATATTGCATCATTTCGTGAAAATGTTCAAGAAATAACGACTGCTGTTGGTGGTAGAAATTTCATGCATGTAATTAACGAAGCGATCACAATGCTTAAAAATGATGAAGCTGAAATAGTAAGGCAAAATGAGGCCAAGGGGATAACTGATGGCCTGCCTTGGTAATGATTTATTATAAGCCAGCCGATAAGCGCATTACCGGTCAGTTAATCGAAAATTTCGAATAACTTAAAAACCAGTCGGGATTACGCTAACCGACACATTATTAGTAGTTATGATGAAAGTGAAAGTTAATGGTCTAACCCGGATAATCAATCCCAAATACATCACCTATCAAACTGAATCTTCATTTCACGCTATCTACAGAGGATTCGAAATTGAAATTGAGGAACAAGAAACTGGTGGTAGATATGCTAAGGTGATGAATATTAAAACCAAGGAAGTCATTGTTGAAATGCATTTCGATACACATGGATGGAATTCAATGGAGATGATTGTCGGATATTGTATTGCCAATATTTTATCAGCATAATGACCCAGCCGGTAAGCGCATTACCGGCCTCAAAGAAGTTTATCTCGGAATTTGGTTGCACCATATTAGCAGTTGTTAAAAATTAACCATTAAAAATCAAACAGATGTGTAATTGTATCATTGAATTAGAAGGTAAACTGATAGATCAGTTTCCTAACAGGAAAAATAAAAAGGTAGAATCTATCTCATTTCCTATCATGCTTGAACTTTCATCCGGCATGAACAAGTATGTGATACCCTTTATTGTTGAGGTAGAGAATCAGAAAAAGACTGAAGAATTTTATGTCACAATCAATAATTGCCCGTTTTGTGGCGAAAAGATTGAGTATAAGTAATTTAC